TAAAAGATAATGGCGAATATAGTCGAGATTCTGCTAAAAGCAAAAGATCAAGCTTCAGCTGAAATAAGAAAAGTTACCGGAAGCCTGAATGAATTGAATCAAGATGGTGGGAAATCATCCGAAAAACTTGGACTTGATTTTGATTCTATGGTTGGCATAATCACAACAGGCGCAGCCATAGCCGCCGCAGCAGCTGCCGCCCTAAAAGTTGCTCTCGACTTTTCCGAAGAAGGCGCTGGGATAGTACGATTGCAAGACACTTCGGCTATGCTCGCGTCTTCGATGGGCTTTGACATGGACGAGATTGTTGCCAAAGTTTCAGCCGCCTCTCTCAATACTGTTTCCGATCTGGATATTATGGCAAGCGCATCGAAGGCAATGATGCTTGGCGTTGGAAGCTCCGCTGAAGAGATGGCTTCGCTAATGGAAGTTGCCGCAATTAGAGGGCGCGCGCTTGGCTTGGATGCTACTGAAGCGTTTGACCAGATTGTGCGCGGCATCGGGCGGTTGAGTCCGAAAATTCTGGATAATCTCGGCATTATCGTTGATGCTGATGTGACTTACGCTGCTTATGCTGAAAGCATTGGCAAATCTGCCGATGAATTGACCGAAGTGGAAAAGCGGCAGGCGTTGGTGAATGCAGTTATTGCAGACACTGCGCCACTGTTAAAAGAGTCGGGTGGGTTGACTAAAGACAGCGCATCAGCTTGGGAAGAAATGTCTGCGGCGCAAAAGAACTATTGGGACAAGATGAAGTCAAACGCCTCTGACTTGATGGTTTGGTGGCCTGAATTTTGGGCGGCATTTTATAGGGCAATGACACCGCCGGAAAAGATGGAAGCCGATGTAATTGATGTTATGGGCAAGCTAAACGAAGCACGGCTTGCTGGGATAATTGACGAAACTACTTATAATGCCGTTCTTGGGGATGTAAATAACGCGCTGATGAGTAATGGAGAAGCCCTTGCATTTGTCGCAGAAAAAACCGCAGAAGTAAGAGATGCAAATGTCAAGGCGTCTAATTCTTATCAAACTCAATTAGAAAAAATTTGGGCTACATCAGAATCCTACGAGGGGTTTTTGTCTTCGGTGGCAGCCGCTGGGATCGAACTTAATTTAATAGACGAAGCTTCATGGGCAGCCGGTAAAGCAGAATTTGCACTGGCGAGTACTACCAATGAACTTGCCGAAGCTGAAATTAACGCGGCTGTTAATGCGTCAATAGCTGCTGGTGATTACGCGGCTCTTTCAGAGCAACTTGGCATTACTGAACAAGAAGCCAAGAAAATGATAAAGGCTTGGGAAGACTCGGCAACCGCGCACGCAAAGATGATGGCGGAGCTTGATAATGTTACATCTGTCACCGGCACATATCAGGGCATCATCAACCTGGGTTACAAGTACACCGACATTCTGGAAGACATAGCCGAGCAAGAAACGATTATGGCAAACAATCCAATCGGCTCGGAAAAATGGACGGAAGCTAACGCAAAGGCTGAAGAACTAAAAGGCACGATGAAAGAGCTTGCCAACCGCGTCACGCTCGACATGTTCCAGGCTACCATTGCGGTTGGGGGTGTAACTGAGGCAGAACTTGCCGCTTACATGCAGATGGCGATTGACATGGGGCTTATGTCCGAAGCAGGCGCGCAGGCGGCGATAGAGGCGTATGGGAACGCGATTGAAACCATCAACGGGTATGCGATTGACGAAAAGACCGGCAATGTGGTGGTCAATGCGGCAGCGGCGTTTGCGACTTTAGACCTGTTGCAGCAATATTCCCTGCTGGACAAAGAACAGCGCGTGTTTGTGAAGACCTACTATGATTCCGGCTCGGACAATTACTGGGAAGACAAAGCCGCTGGCGGAGCCGTACATGCAGCCGCGTCCGGCGTTGCCGCAAGCCTCCCGCACTACTGGGTCGGCGAGCTTGGGCCAGAGCCGTTCTTCCCCGCGCAGAACGGGCGGATAGTCAGTAACACTCAGGCGATGTCGGCACTAAGGGGCGGGGCGGGGGCGGACTCAAAAGAGATCGCGGATGCGGTCAAGCGGGGCGTGAAGGAAGCGATGAAAGAAGCTAACGGCGGCAACGTGTACAACCTGACCATGCCGACGAGTTCTAACCCGGCGGATGTGAAAATGGCGTTTGAATTAATGGAGGCATGGGGCACATAATGACAGCACCTAAAATTGATTATCATAAATTCTGGATCGTAAAGCCTTACGAGCAATATAACTACATCAAGAATCCGACCTTTGCATCGCCTGACTTTGAAGAGGACTGGGCGGCAAGCGGGGCTGGCGTGACCATTGCGCATTCCGGCGATTACCAGCGCAGAGGCGCATACTCGATGAAGGTCAATACCGCGTCCGGCGTGGCGAGCTCCGCTTATTATGCCAACCTAAGCGTAACCAACGGCGTGACATACGCTTTTAGCTGCGATGTAAAGGGCGTGGCAGGACAAGCCATGCGGATATTTATCTCAGATGCAGCCAACAACATCAAAGCGACGACCACTTTCACCGCAACCGGCTATTGGCAGCGCGAGTCTGTTTCATTTACCGCTGCTGAAACTGCCACAACTTACTATGTGGCGGTCAGCAGGGACGCGGTTGCATCTACCGCCGCTTATTATGTGGACGGCGCGCAGTTTGAGCATTGGAAAGCAACCACCTTCTTCGACGGTTACACGAAGGGCTGCCGCTGGACTGGCGCGGTCAGGAACTCTACATCGTACCGCCCGGCTGACACTGCGGCTGGTGGGGAGTTGGTTGACCTGGACGATTACTGCCATTTTGTATATGCAATCGGTCTTGGGCATGGCGACTGGAATCAAATCCTGACCAAGATGACTTCCGGCGGCGATATGTACCAAACGCACATCCGCAAGAGCCGCAACTTCAGCATCGTGGTTGACTTCGTTGGAAGCTCGATTAATGAGATTGAAGCCAACCGCAAGGCGATTATTGACGCTATCCGACCCGACCTCGCGCCGGGACAAGAGCGCATCATCCGCTATCAGGGGTTGGATATAAACGGACAGGAAGCGACACAACCAGTTGACATCGTTTGCGTTCCATTGCCAGCTACGTTGACTGATATTCCGGAGCTGCCGACATACCAGCGCGCTATTCTGAACTTCACCATCCCGAGCGGCTTGCTTCATGGCGCGTACCAAGAGGGCAAGGCGCTTGACCTGTACGCCGATTTTCCGGCTGAGTTTATCGTGAAAAGAGATGCACAAGGTAATTGGTGTCGGTGGACTGGCAGTGCGTATGCCAGCTTGATTACAGGGCTGAACGGCACGGTCTATTGTATAGCTGAAGCGCCGGACGGCAAGATTTATGTTGGGGGCGCGTTCACTGACGCTGGCGGAGTAACGGCGGCTGATTATCTGGCGCGCTGGAATCCGGTAAGCGAAGCATGGGAGGCGGTGGTAGCGGGAATAAACTTTATTGTTTATGCTATGGCATTTGATGCTAATGGGGATTTATATATCGGCGGCGGTTTCACAGATTTAGGTGATGCAAACGGAGATCATATTGTTAAAATTACAAATTTAGACGGCACGCCCACTATAAGTTCACTTGGAACTGGATTAAACTGGATTTGTTATTCAATAGTTATTGCGCCGAATGGTAACGTCTATGTTGGAGGAGGTTTTACTTCCGCTGGTGGTGTGGCAAACACATCGTACATAGCAAAATGGGACGGAACTTCTTGGAGCGCTTTATCTACTGGATTAAATAATTACGTCCGTGCACTTATCTTTGCGCCTAATGGGGATTTATATATCGGCGGTGAATTTACAGACGCGGCATATCCTTATTTATGCAAATGGAACGGGACGACATTTTCAGCAGTTAGTACAAACACGGATATAGGGGCGGCTGTTAGAGCACTTGCTTTTGACGCGTCCGGCAATCTTTATGTAGTCGGTAATTTTACTAACGCTGGCGGGATTGCTAATGCGGATTATATTGCCAAGTGGACTGGAAGCGCATGGGAATCATTAGGGACTGGGACAAATGGCGTTGTGAGAATTATATTTATTGCTTCAGGCAAAGTATATGTGGGTGGAAGTTTTACATTTGCTGGTGGATTAACTCTTACAGATCGCGTTGCTGTTTGGTCTAATGGTGCTTGGCAACCGCTGGATATTGATCTTCCGGGGACTGCGGAGGTCTATTCAATTCTACCCGCATCAGATGGCTCTTTGTACATCAGCGGCGATTTCTCAACCGTATATGAAAACCCTGACGAAAATGCCAAAACCGGCATCGTGGCTCTCAACCTGAACGCCGCAAGCGCAAGCGCGAATACCTATCCGTTCATACAAATTCATGGTCCGGGCACGCTCAAAATGATCACAAACTATCGCACCGGTAAAACAGTTGCTTTTGATGGACTCACGCTGCAACCCGGCGAGTGGATTAGCTTGAACTTCGACCCGCTCAACCTTAGCTTCAGAAGCGGATGGGCGGGCAGGGGCAACCTCATGCGCTATGTCGTTCCGGGGAGTGATTATGGCGATTTCTATGTAAGTCCGGGCGCAAATTATATTTCGTTGTTTATGGATGGCACGGATGCTAATACCAAAGCAAGCATCGTTTGGACGCCGAAGTTCTGGGGGCTGGATGGAGCGCTGCTGTAATGAGATATGAGTTAGTCTGGTACACGCATGAAGGTGTTAGAAAAGGTGTTATTCAAGCCTTTGAAAGTCTGGAGTACGTCAAAGCACAAAACGCTATCGGGTCACTAATCGTTGACCTTCCGAGAAACCTGATGCAATATGATCAATTCAGCGTCGGTGACATCTTCGAAGTGTGGCGCGAAAAGGGCGGCACATTGGAGTTGCAGAACGAGACCGCTTATTTCTTGCAGGACTGGGAATTTTGGACGGACGATGATGGGGCGGAGTATATCCGCCTGATGGCGTACGATGCCAATTGGCTGCTTGACACGGCTATTGTGATGCATAAGTCCACCAGTCCGCAGGCAGATAAAACCGCGATACCCGATGACATGCTAAAGGCGATCGTGCGTGAACAGCTTGGAAGCCTTGCGGATGCAGACAGGCAGAAGCTGGCAGTGGCATTAGATCTTAGCGCTGCTGGGGCGAACATCACGAAAGCCTTCGCCTATCGCAATGTGCTGACTATTCTGCAGGAATTATGCGAAGTGGCGCAGGAAAAGAACAACGTCTGGCTTGGTTTCGACGTTGTCCGAACAGCGCCGGGCGCGTTTGAGTTCCGCACTTACACTGGACAAAGAGGGCAAAACCACAGCCGGACTTCAGGCGATCCGCGCATGGTGGGCAAACAATACGGTAATTTGAGCAAACCTACGTTCGGCACATATCGCGCTGATGAAAGGAATTTCGTTGTAGTAGGCGGGCAGGGTGAAGACCTTGCCAGAACGCTTGTATATAGATCAAACAGCGAACGTATTCACGCGTCTAAGTGGAACCGGCGCGAGTATTTCAAGGACTCCAGAAACAACGAAACAACCGCCGCGCTGGAAGCAGATGGCGATGCCGCGCTTGAGGAATTCAAACCCAGACAGGTCCTTACAGGAACGATGCTTGACACGCCGGGCATGATGTATAATATCCATTATGGTTTCGGCGATGTTCTTACTGCCGAAGCGTTTGGCTATTCCGTTGACTGTCATGTTACGGCAGTCAGGGTGCGGGTAGACCAAGACGGCGGCGAACAAATTGACGTCAAGTTGAGAGGCGAATTGTGAGCGATATAAACGAGAAGATGCTCTCACGGCTGCAACAACTGGAACGCGAAGTCGAGCGATTGCGCGTTGGAGAGAAGATAAACAAAGCCCTTCTGGATACCTATTATCTTGGTATCACAGCCAAAGCTGCCGACAGCGATAAGCTGGATGGCAAAGATAGTACAGATTTTGTTTATAAAACAACTTTTGATAGCGGCTGGACTTCATATACTCCAACATTCGATGGTTGGACGGGAACGGTGTACAACGTTTGCGAATACAAAACGATTGGAAAAACTTGTATCGTCAGGATTAACATAACTTCTGGGACATCCGACTCGACAGATGGAAACATTTCCACTGCGACTCTGCCGTTCACATCCAGAAACGTTGCTAATCTTACATGGGATGGCGCATGTGGAAAGTGTGCTGATAATGGCACGATTCTTATCACGCCGTGCAGGTGGGAGGTGCTGCCAAATTCCAATATCGTCTCGTTTTACAAAGACATGAATGTCGGCGCTTGGACAAAATCTGGTACAAAATATCAGAAAGCAATTATTATTTACGAGATTGCATAGGAGTTGCCATGCTATATAAATCTAAGATCAAGAAGGGCAAGAAAAAATGACATATCCGTTTGGTATTGATATATCAAAATATCAGTACAGCTCGGACGGCAAGCAGAAGCCCAACTTTGATTTGATAAATCAGACATGCGACTTCGTTGCGGTTAGGGCTGGCATCTCATGGGGATACACAGACCCCTGGTTTGCCTACTCATGGGCGCACATTGTAAAGCCACGCCTTGCATACCACGTCATCTATCCTGGTGAAGACGCGCGCAGGCAAACAGACCATTTTTTGAGCATTGTAAAGCCTGGTGAACACGACCGCCTTGTACTCGACATGGAACTGGATCATGGCTACAATAAGACGCGCATTACAGACACGCTGTTAGAATGCCTCGCCCTAATCCTTGAAAATACAGGACGCTATCCTGTTATTTACAGCCGGGCAAGCTGGGTTAACCAATTCCTCGACGTTAGCTCATTGCCAAAATTGGACTGGTGGTTAGCGGGCTATCGCAAACCCTTGCCCTCTCCGCTTTACACGCCTGAAGCTACCCCACCGCCCGCATTGCCAAAAGGCGTGGACAATTGGCTCATTCACCAGACCTGTGAACGCGGTAATGGCAGCGAATTTGGGGTGGCAAGTCATTACGTAGACATTGACCGATGGAACACAGGAAATAAAGGAATTGCCGCCTTTTTTGGGCTTACAGAGGAATTGCCGCCAGAACCAGAACCGCCTATTGAAGAGAATCCACTTTACAAGGCAAAGGTGAAACCGATTGCACCTGACCGCTTGAATGTCAGACGCACGCCTAACGGACAAATTGTGCGCAAAATCAACGCTGGCGACATCGTGGGTGTGTACCAGGACAACGCCGGTTGGTCGAGGATTGGTATCGGCGAATGGGTTATGAGCCGTTACATCCAACGTTTGCCGGACGAAGACTTGATCGCAGACGGCTTGCTTGATGTGCAGCTGTGGAGTCAGCAGGACATCCGTTGGGGCGGTGACCGAATGGGGTCGTCTTACATTACGCTCAAACAGGAAGGTTGCCTTGTCACGGCGGTGTCGAGTTATCTGAATTTCTTGGGCATTGACACCGATCCGAAACGCTATAACCAACTATTGAGCACAAGGGGTGGG